TTCACTGATTCCAGGTCATTGGTTAAGTTGTTATAAGAAACCAAAAGACCTGAAGCCACTGACCTTAAAACAGTCTTGGTAAAATCCTTGTAAGCAGTGTTGGGATGGGTGGGATCAAAGGGTTTGAAATCCATCCCTTCTGGAAGTTGCTGGAAGGTTCCTGGTTCAAATTCAGTCACCAGATTCTGTTCTTCATCCACATCAGTTCCAACATAGGCATCAGATGTGGGGCTGGTGAAAAAGCCCATAGCACTGGAACTGATCCTGGATGCAGTAAGTTCTGAAAGTTGGTATTGCCCCAGCATGTCAAGGGGCCGAAGTGCAGTATTCAACCAGGGAACACCCCTTGATTGTCCTGGTCTTTCCTGAATGTATAAATGAACAATTTCGTCTGCAGGAACCCTTTCAGTTTTGAAAATCTGGTTGATTGATGTTCCATAAAAAAGCCCAGGCTTTCTGATCACCTGATGATAGGCCAGTGGCCTTCCATATCGATTCTGTTCAACTGACATCACAATGGCAGTGTCATCATCCAGAACTTTATTGTTATTGATTGGGAAATAGTCAGATTCCAAAACCCAAAGGCTGAAACCAAAGGGATTGTCATCAACACCTTTCATCATTCTGATGAAGACTTCCCCATCCCTTGCCAGGGTTTCTGCAACAAGTCTTTGGGTGTCCACCCAGTTTTTTCTGCCATCGATGGAACAGAACTTGGGATTTTCACCCCATATCTGCCAAGCCTGTTCTAGCCTTAAATTATCCCTGTCATCCAGGGTGCCATCATCCCGTCTGGTCTTTGCCTGAAAGTTGATCCCATTCAGAACAATGTTTGACTTAACCATCGAAAGAAATTTTCTTCCCAGTTCATTATCCTGGCAGACTTGCCTGGACCTGTTCCGCATGGTCTGAAGTGAACCATAAATTTCTTCATCAGGGGTTCCTGCAACACCCCTGAATCCAGAAAACAATTCTGAAGTTTGGGCTGATGCAAACATCCTGGAAGATTGCTTTCTGATGGTCCGTTTCTTTGGTGGATCTGCTTTTTTAAATAAATCAAAAATTGCCATCAGTATCTTCCAAGTCTGGTTTTAATGATCCCGTCATGACCCCTTCCTTCCCTGGCCCGTTGCATCCTTTTCAGCTTCAACCATTTGGCCTTATATACTGCTTCCCAGGTGTGAAGGTCATCTGGGTCCATCCTGGAAAGTGATCTGCCAGCAATGGAATAAGACATCTGATCCTGTGATGCCCTGCCTTGAATCACTGCCTGGATTGCATCCAAAACCTTCTTTTCATAGGGTTCAGGATCTGCAGATGAAGTGGCTTTATTTTCCACCACTTCCCAGGTTCCGTTTCCAATTTCAATTCTGTTTGAATCGGATGTTTTGGTGATATAGGCAGACCACTGATAAATCCCCACTGGGAAATTCACTGTAGCCGTTGAATTTTCTTCAATGATGTAATCAGTTCCTGATTCACTTGCAGTCAAGGTGATGGCAGATCCCACCCCATTCAGTCTGGCTGAATAGGTCAACCCGTATGCTGAAGGTGGATAATCGGCCCCCAGATCAGTTCTTTTCCAGGCTAAGAAATCCCCAGCTACAATGGGAAACCCAAATTCTGCAAGGGTGGGTTCTTCAGTTCTGAAGTTTGTTGAATCGAATAAATTAGACATTTAGAATCTATTAATTCCTGTCACCCATCCATTGGATCTTCTGACCCTTTGCCTGGGTTTTGGTTTTGGTCTTTGCTGGATATGTTCACCTTTGGAAACCTTCTGCTTCAGCAGTTCCAGGTTTGGGTTCAAATTTAAAAATGCTGAATACCCATAAACGAAAGTATCCAGTGCTTCATTTCTCCGATACACCTTGACCCAGCTTCTTACTGGGTGACCTTTTGAAAGTCTGGTCACCACCTTTTCTGCAGTCAGTTGTCTGAAATATTCCTGATCATAAGTGATTGGAAAGTGGACAAAGTTTGGTCCAGGGGTGTCATTCTTTAGAAAGGAATAGATTTGTTCCTTGGCAGTATCCACCCCCAATGAGTAAAGCAACCCCATCCCTTTTGCCAGTTTGGTGGGTTTGTTAATGATCGGTTTCCCAGGTGTGTTTGAACCCTTAATTGGGTGGATTCTTTTGAATGATCTAGATGCACAATATCGATAAACTGCATCCGCATGGTGCCCCCCTGAATCGATGAATGCACTAGCAACATTTAATTCAACCCCATTGGGATGTTTGAACTTTCTTTCCAAGATTTCATCCAGTGCATTCCATGGGATCTGGGTGCCTGGGTCACCATACAATTCTTGATAAAGCAGGGAATAAATCTGATGATCATGGGTGTATCCCAGAAGCTGAACTGCAAGCCTGTCATCTTGGGTGTCAACCCCTGCAGTGATCAGAACAATGTCTTCAGAAGGAAGTTCTTCATCAGAGTAATCTTCCCGTCTGGTGAAAATGTATTCCCACTGAAGCCCTTCACCCATTTCTTCCCAGGTTTCGCCAAATGAATTGGTCCATGCTTTTAGAAGGAATCGGTCATCTTTACATTTCAGAAAATCCTTGACCTGTTCTGCCCAGCTTCTCCAACCCACTGGGGAATACAGACCATTGATTGAATACCCCTGAATCTTGGGATTTGCATCAGGGTTTTGTGAAATCCATTCCCCCTGTTTCATCATGGAAGTCTTCCTGGATTCTGGAATTAATTTGTGACATTCCTGACATTCATATTTTGCAGTGTCAGGAAGGTGTTCCCCGTCTTCTGATTTATCCCAGACAATCCCTTTCCATTCCAGCGGTTGCTTGTGCTTGCAGAAGGGGCAGGGTACGAAGAACTTTTTCTGGGTGCTGTTCTGATATTCCCTTTCAATTCTGCAAATGCCCTTGATGGTTGGGGTTGAACAAAGAAATATTTTTCTTCTGGCATAAGTGGTGGTTCTTTTTTCTGCCAGGGAAAGCGGATCACCTTCACCACAATCTGAAGGCCATGCTGAAATTTCATCCCCAAATAAGTATCTGACAGGCATTGACCTAAGACCCACTGCCGAATTCGCTCCAGTACAGACAAGAACACCCCCTGATCCAAACTCTTTGGTTAATTTTGTGTTATTTGAAGCCCTTGCTTTTGGGTCACCAACCAGTTCCTGAAGTTGTGGGATCATCTGAATCGATGGGGCAAGCCTTTGAACTGACCACCTTTTGGAAAGTTCTACAGTTGGCTGAACCATCAGCATCGGCCCAGGGGCCTGAAGCATGGAGAACAGGGTCCAATTGTTCCCCATTTCTGTTCCACCAATCTGGCTGGGCTTCATAAAAATCACCTTCTCTGTGGGTAACGATGGGGAAAGGTGATCCATTATTTCTGTCAGATATGGGGTCCTGGAATTTCTCCATCTTCCTGGTTCGCTGGATGATTTGCTTGGTAGAATTCGATTCTTTTCAGACCATTCTGAAACAGTTAAAACTGGGTCAAGTTCAAGACCCTTGGAAAATCCCAACTGATAAACATCTGAACCCAGTGGGTGTTCAACCTGTTTGTTGAAGTCAACTGGAAAGGGTTCATGTTTTACTTCTGCAAGGCTTGCAGACATTGATTGATTTCCTGGGTCAAGATTTGATGAACAGTAAATTCATCCCCTTCTTCTGCTAAAACAGAAGCCAACCTTTCAGGCAAAGCCTGGAAAGTATCCCGAACAGTTCTGGCAGTTTTGAAAGCTTCTGCTTCCACTTCTGAAGCAAGGACCAATTTCCCAATGGTCTGTTCCAGTTCAAGTTTTGCTTTGCCAGCCTTATACTGTTCATGAAGTGACTTCGCTTCATATAGATTCAGGGGCGTATCTGGAATTTTGTTTTGGTCAGGTTGGGTCTTCTTGAAAGCTGGAAGTTTTTCAATTGCTTTCAGGCTTGATTCAACCCGAACCTTGCCATTTTCAAGGTCTAGTTTCCCCCTTTGTTTCCATCCGTAAACAGTCCCAGGATTGACCCCAACCCTTTTTGCAAAAGCACTTGCTGTTTCTAAAGTCTGCATCAACTGGGTTTAAAATTTTTGTAACTAAAAAAATACTGCGGTCGTGTGCAAAACC